CCATTATCGACGGCAAGGCGGCAAAGGCGCAGTTTGATTTGAGTATGTTCGCCCATGTGCCGGATGATTTAATGGCGGATAAAGAAATTGATAAACGGAAAATAGAGAAAGCCTTACGGGATGTGGGCTTTACTCAAAACAGTGCCAAGGCTTTCATCGCGCGAGGCTTGAAAGTAAACGGCAGCGAGATAGTGGATGAAACTAAAATTGATAAACTGTCAAATATTTTAAAAGGAGAAACACGATGAGCGACATTAACGAAAAAATAGACAATCTCGGAAAGGATTGGGAGGCTTTCAAGGCTGCAAACGACAAGCGGATTGAGGCCATTGAGAAAAAGGGTTATGCGCCTGCTGATCTTGTTGAAAAAGTCGAAAAAATAAACGCCGCTGTTACGGAAGACAAGAAAACTCTTGCTGCCATTGAAACCGCAGTAGCTCGCGGCCAGTTCGCAGGTGGTGGAAGTGCAAAAGACCAGGAAGTCATCTCGCGGGTGAAGGCATTTACTCACTTGATGCGCGGTAACATCGACTCCGTGAAGGACATTAACATTCAGGCTTCCGCGTCAACCCTGTCTGATCCCGACGGCGGCTTTACGGTCCCCGAAGAAGTGGATACGGCCATTGACCGCGTTCAGGGTACGCTTTCATCCATGCGTCGGCTGGCAACTGTCCGTGGTATTTCCACTGACACCTATAAGAAGCTGGTTAATCAGGGCGGGGCCACTTCCGGATGGGTTGCTGAAAAAGGTTCTCGCGCAGAGACAAGCACCCCGACGCTGGCGGAAATCGCAATCAACACCAAAGAGCTTTATGCGATGCCTTATGCCACACAGACCCTTCTGGATGACAGCCGAATTGATATTGGCGCATGGCTGGCTGAGGAAGTCGGTGTCGAGTTTAACGACGAAGAAGGCGACGCTTTCATCAGAGGCGACGGCGTATCAAAACCGAAGGGCATTGCGGCTTATACGATGATCGCAAACGCTTCTTACGCTTGGGGGAAGGTCGGTTATATCGCAAGCGGCCACGCAACCCTGTTAAATAACTGCGACAAGTTGATTGACCTTCAGCATGCACTGAAAACCTCGTATCGCAACGGCGCGGCGTTCCTGATGAATGATTCCACTTGTCAGACCATCCGTAAACTCAAAGACGGTGACGGCAATTACATTTGGCGTCCGGGCCTTATCGAAGGTGCGCCTGATGTTCTTTTGGGAAAACCTGTTGAGTACGATGACAATGTTGATGACATCGGAGCCGGGAAATACCCGATCTTTTACGCCAATTTCAAAAGGGCATACCTGATCATTGACCGTTTTGGAACCCGCGTCCTGCGCGATCCCTATACCGCAAAGCCTTATGTGGCGTTTTACACGACCAAAAGAGTGGGCGGCGGAATCGTGATGTACGAAGCAATCAAGGCGTTCAAGATTGCGGCCAGCTAACATTAACAGGGGCTTGAAACACAGCCCCATTTTCAAAGACCTTTAAGGAGGAAAAACGAAATGAAAGACCTTTACAACAATATTACCGCTGAATCTGTATTACACGCTATTGTGGTTTCGGCAACGGCAACATACACAGATATTGATTTGGCGGGGTACAATTCATGTGTGTTGTTGATTGACATTGGAGTCGATGCCGGATCTGGGCTTGGCTCATCACACAATCTGGTTTTCACACTTCAGGATTCTGAAGATGGGACGACTTATGCCAATGTTGAAACCGCTGACATGATCGACCTTACTGTGTCAAACGGAGTTGTTCTCACTGTTGATGATACCGATGAGGATAACACACTTTATAAGATCGGCTATGTAGGCGGAAAGCGTTATTTACAACTTGTCTGCACTGAAACAGGGACGTGTAGTGTTCCTATCTCAATTATTGCATTGAAGGGCAATCCTCTGGATGCTCCTGTAGCTTAACACCGGCCCTTTAGTGGGTACTCGGACGGGGTAAATCCGGCCCCGTCCGGGGCAACAACCGGATAGGAGGATTTAAAATGGCAGACGCAACATATCAAAGTAAGGTTTATCGGAAACAGGGCGGCGATGAACTTGTTGTTGCTGATGGCGGCAAGATTACCGTTGAGTCAGGTGGTGAAATTGATCTTAAAATCCTGACTAATGGCGCTCCTGGTGCTGGTATTTCCGGCGGAACTGGCACCGTTTTCAAATCTTCAGTGATTCGTATTGGAGATATTATCAAAACTTCAATTCTGATTGACCTTACGGGACTTTCTTCGTCCACAACCGATCTTGATATTATCGGTCAAGGGACTGACCCGGCATATCTCGGACAGATCACGGCGGCGAAAAACGGAACCATTCTTACAGG